GGACAGAGTTTATATTGCAGGTGATGATGACCAAGCTATTTACGAATGGAACGGTGCTGATGTTACTTTGTTTCAAACTTTTCCTGGTAAATCACTTGTGTTAAAAAAATCTGTTAGATTAAATAAAAACATACATCACTTTTCAAAGTGTTTATTGAATTCTATGGGTGATAACAGAGTGGAGAAGGAATTTTATTCTAATGGTAAAGAAGGTAAGATTTATAGATGGAATGGATTGAAGAAAATACCTTGGAGTCTTGAAGGTGATTGGATGGTGTTGGCTAGAATTAATGATGTAAAAAGAGAGCTGCAGCAGGAGGCAAAAGATCTTGGACTGTATTATCAAGATCAAAAAAATAATAAATCTTTTGATCCGAATCAGTTTCATGCAATTAATTATTGGGAAAAAATATGTGAAGGTGGCAGCATAAATAGAGAAGAAGCTGTAACCATGTACGAGTATTTATTAAACATAGACCACGGATACCGGTCAGCGGACAGTAAAAAATGGTCTTTTGCCCATCCAAATCAAGTCTTTACATTTGATGAATTACATTTAAGGTGCGGTATGCGCGATGAAAAAGGCCCTTGGAATCAAGTATTTAAGAGAAAATTTAAAGATAAAGATAAACTATATTTTCAAAAACTCATGAAGGAAGGCGTTGATTTGAATTTACCACCAAAGATAATTATAGATACAATACATCAAGTTAAAGGTGGAGAAGCAGATAATGTTGTCCTGGCAAGCAAATGCAACTTTCCATCACACTACGATAAAAAGAATTTAGCAGATAAGGTAAAAGAACTTAGAGTTTGGTACACAGGTGCCACTAGATCTAAACAAACGCTGCATCTGTTAGGTACATACCATCAATATAATTTTCCGTTAGGAAAATATTTCAAACTATACGAGGCTAATTATGTTTAGAAAATTAATTATAGAAGCTTTAGAAGATAGATATAATGCACAAATATCAGAGGCAGAAGCTACGTTAAAAATTTATTTAGAAAAACCAGTAGCAATAGGTGAACACCCGCAGCATGTTGATGAGGCAGATAAATTAATAGAAAAAATAGCTGCAGCTGAAGAAAAATTAAGAGTATTACAGGAGTATAAATTATGACAGACAAAGACATGTTTGAAGAAGCTTTTCCAGAAGATAAGCAGGTTGGCGGGAGCCACTACCAACACTATATCATTCAGCCCTATGAATTTATTTCTAAAAATGAGTTAACATTTTTCCAAGGCAATGTAATAAAATATGTAATTAGATATCCATACAAAGGTGGGATAGAAGATTTAGAAAAAATAAAACACTATTGTGATTTAGAAATTAAAAAGATGAAAGATGCCAAAAGAAAAAAATAATACAATTAAGTGTGAGATTTGTACAACAGTCTCTTCAGTGATAATACATGAAAAGATTTATTATTGTGCAGATTGCTATATATTTGAAACAAAGGTCCCGATGAGCGAATCAATACAAAACCTCTACGCTGAAGGACAAAACAAAAAACTTTTAAACTAATGACACATCAATTAAATTTTGTATATAACGACAGTGATTGGATAGCTCCAGCTGAGTATCCTGATTTAAGACAAGCCAAAGAGATAGCAATTGACCTGGAGACTAAAGATCCAAATATAAAAACAAAAGGTGCAGGTTGGGCAACCTTTGATGGAGGTATTGTGGGTTTTGCAGTAGCTGCACTTGGCCAACAATGGTACTTTCCAATACAACATGATGCAGGTGGTAACATGGATTTAACAATTACTACAGCTTGGTTTCAAGATGTTTTAAGTACACCAGCTACAAAAATTTTTCATAATGCGAGTTATGATGTTGGTTGGTTATTAGTAAATGGTTTTAAAATTAATGGTCCTATAGTTGATACAATGATTGCTGCAGCATTAATAAACGAAAATAGATACAGTTTTAGTTTAAACGCATGTGCAAAAGATTATTTAGGCGAGATTAAAAACGAAACATTTTTAAATGAAAAAGCTAAAGAGTGGGGTATTGATCCGAAGGCTGATCTTTGGAGGTTACCTGCAGGTTACGTTGGGTTTTATGCTGAACAAGATGCAGGTTTAACTTTACGATTATGGGAAAGATTTAAAACAGAAATAACAAAACAAAATTTACATGATGTCTGGGAGATGGAAATGGAGTTACTTCCCATTTTAATCGAGACAAGACAAAGAGGTATAAGAGTTGATGAAGCAAAGGCTGCAAGTTTAAAAAAAGAATTTGTAAGTAAAGAAAAATCAATTTTACATGACATAAAAAAACAAACTACTTTGGATGTTGATATTTGGGCAGCAAGATCAGTGGCGCAAGTATTTGATAGAATAGGTGTTGATTACCCACGGACACCGAAAAGTGATGAGCCAAGCTTTACGCAAAACTGGCTAGTAAACTGTGATAACCCGATAGCGCAACTAATAAGACAAGCAAGAGAAATAAATAAATTTCATTCAACATTTATAGACTCCATTCAACGTTATGTTCACAAAGGTAGAATACATTCTGAAATAAATCAATTAAGATCTGACCAAGGCGGAACTGTATCAGGACGTTTATCATATTCTAACCCTAACCTGCAACAGATCCCTGCAAGAAACAAAGAATATGGAGATAAAATTAGAAGTTTATTCTTACCTGAAGAAGGAAGACAATGGGGCAGCTTTGATTACTCACAACAAGAACCAAGATTGGTAGCTCATTACGCTGCGTCTGTAAATGATCATTTTGAAGGTGCAGCTGAATTTATAGAAGCTTATAAAAACGAGTCTGCAGACTTTCATCAAATCGTAGCTGACATGGCAGGTATAACAAGAACTCAGGCCAAAACAATTAATCTTGGATTATTTTATGGGATGGGGAAGGCAAAGCTTGGTAAAGAATTAGGTATTTCAAAAGATAGAGCTGAGGCTTTGTTAAGACAATATGGAGAAAGAGTCCCATTTGTTAAAAAATTAGCTACGGATGTATCTAGCTCTGCATCAAAATATGGCTTTATTCGAACAATAAAGGGTCGTAAATGCCGATTTGATATGTGGGAGCCTGCTACCTTCGGAATGAATAAAGCAATGCAGTACGAAGAGGCTAAGGCCATATATGGAAATAACATTAGAAGAGCTTTTACTTACAAAGCTTTAAATAGATTGATTCAAGGATCAGCTGCAGACCAAACAAAAGAAGCCATGATACAATGCTATAAGGCAGGATATAAACCTTTATTACAAATTCATGATGAACTTTGTTTTTCAATTGACAAAGAAGAAGATATTAAAAACGTTAAGGAGATAATGGAAAATGCAATCGAAAGTCTTAAAGTACCTTCCAAAGTTGATATTGCACTCGGACGATCCTGGGGAGAAGCTAAGGAATAGTAGCCCCTGCAAAACTTGCAAGGGCCAAAAAGTTATTCTTGAGATTGAGGATCTTGAGATTGTTCGGAAGGATCCCTGTCCTCATTGTTCTCCGACTCCTTCTCTTCTTCGATCTTACGCAGCTTTTTAAGTTCTGCGTAATAACTTGGGTGTTTCCATTCAAACATATTTGCTCTCCTATATTTTATTTTTTACTATTATACCACACGCAATATTTTAATTTTTTATTTTATTGAATAGTAAACGATCACCAACAGCAGGGGTTTGATTCTAGATGCGACAACGCATGCTTTTAAGTTTTGATAATTAATTTTTTTATTTCAGGTAAATAAATATATTTTAAGGGTGAATTTTCGAATAATTTTTTTAAATCAAAAAGTGTTTCAACCAAAACTTCTCCAGGTAAGTTTAAACTTGTGTTAACAACTAATGGTATCTTTGTTATTTGAAAAAAAGAATAAATTAAATCGTAAAATAATAAATTGTTTTTTCTTGATACTGTTTGTATCCTAGACTTGTTATCTTTTGACAAACCAGATGTTAGTATATTTTTTTTATTTTTTTTTAAATCAAAAACATACATCATGTGTGGAGATTCTTTAATGGACATATCAAACCAGTTATTAGATTCTTCATTTAATATAGAACAAGCAAAAGGTCTAAACCATTCCCTTTTTTTAATTTCATTTAATTTTTTTTGAGCATCTTTGTGTATTGGATTCATTAATAAAGATCTATTCCCTAGTCCTCTTTGACCTTGTTCACTCCTTGATTGAAATATAGCTACTGGGTCTTCTTGTAAAATTTTTGCAACATCAATACTTTCTGCATTTATTATTTTATGTTTTAAAAATAAATCAGTATTTATATTTTGTGGGATACCCAGGTAAACTTCCTGATTAAATATTTTATTATTAGAAAAATAATTAGCAGCGCCTAGACTCAATCCAAAATCACCATTAAATGGATCACAAAATAAACTGTTAAATTTTTTTAATAGTTTTGAATTATATAAAATGTTTTGTGCACAACCGCCTGTAAAAGTTAAATTATTTTTTATATTAAGTTTGTTTATTAAACTTGTCATTTGAGTTTCAAAATCATCTTGTATTTTTTTAGGTCTTTCATCATACAAACTCCAGGCCATTGTCTTACCACAATTTAAGCCATTAAAAAAATATTTCTCCGTAAAGTGTTCGTATTTTTTTCCTATATAATTAAACTCATTAGTAATTAATTTTAATTTTTTATCAAAAGTATAATAACTCTCTCTTTCAAACCATTTATAAAATTCTTTGTTATTTTCAAATCTTGCACCAGCTCCATCAACAACTAAAATATTTTGTAAATTTTTATTCCAAGTTAATGAACAGTATGCATGAAATAGATGATGAAATTTAGAGCCATAGTATTCAACTTTTATGTTTCTAAATTTTTGATTTGCTTTTAAAACATCCCACCACAGCTGTGTGCAATGATGGTCGGTGTGAGTAAATAAGATGACATCGATTTTTAATTTTTCTAATTCTTCTATTAATGTTTTTACAGGATAAGTTAGATGTTTAAATCTATTATACCTATCAATTTGTGTGTGAAAAATAATTTTGTTTTTTGATGTATAAGTTACGCAACCATCGTGTGATGAGTAAATAGATAGAACATTCATTAAAAAAGAGACATGGATAGCCTACAGTATATTTGAAAAAAAATAAAAAGCTAGTTTAACTAGCTATATCAAGAAGACCTTTTTTAGCGTCTTCAACACTTTGATCATTAATCTTTGTTCTAAGATCTTTGATCTTTATATCCATCCACTTCATATCAGGAGTCACTCTACCCTGTTCCAACGCTTT